TGTCATTGGCGGCTTCGTAACGCGGTCCACGACAACTTCTAGCCGTTGAAGCAACGCGATCATTTGATGGTTGCGACGAACGTGAACTGCCACGGCAAATTCTAACTGAATAGCAACCTGTTGATCTTCGGTTAAACCTGCAAGACCAGCGTCGAAAGTTGCTGGCCAAATTCCACGACCAGCACCGATCGCTTCTTGTTTTGGCAACCGACCAGCACGAAAGAGATTAAGGCAAAAGTCCTTAATCGGGATGCTGTGTCTTTCGCGCCATAGGATCAGCGGGTCAGCCTCAAAACGGGAAAACGTAACTCCGTCCCAATCGTCGCCCATTCTCGCATCTGTTGCATCTGGATAACCCGCAGCCCAATCAGGTACGTTTTCTGGATCGACCTCAATTATGTTTATGACTTTGCCGCCTTCGATCACTGCTTTTTGAGTGTTGGCCATTATGCAAACTCCATCACAAATAGGACGCCAGATTTACCGCTTCCACCAATTCTTGAGCCGTTGCCGGTGTCGCCGCCAGCACCGGCAGCACCGAACGCGTTCGCATTTTGGGGAATAAAACTACTATTAATCAAGCCAGCTCCGCCCCAAAAAGAACCGTCGGCCCCACTTATGTTAAGATCCCCACCAGTGGCGTTTGTATTAGAGGTACCTGTTTTGCCGCCCTCTGCGGTAATTGTATTTGTTCCGTCAGACCAACTACTGTTACTACCCGCAGACTGTGAGAAGTTATTCCCGGCCCCACCTGCCCCTATAACAATGGTTGAAGACGCTATAGATGTAACGTCGAGAAACTTAATTGCAGTGGCCCCACTGTTGGCGGTTTGGACAGGGTCGCCACCGCCAGCACCGCCACCTGTAATGAAAAAGAGGACTTTAGTAATCCCTGCGGGGCGGGTGTAGGTGCCGGATGCGGTTAGGACTTGGACAGAGGTTAAGCCACCGCTAGCCAGCGCTGCAATCGCTTGAGCAGTCCGCAACGGCGTCATTAACTTTGAATTTGAAGCCCCCAGTTCGGCTTCGGCTTGACTTCCAATCGCGTCGCCGCGCAGGAAAAGGCTTTGCGCCAGTTCGTCTGCCCGCATTGACTTAGGAGGGTTTGTCCCATCGTCTAAGACCAGAAACAGATCAGCGTCGCTTAGATCGGCGTCGGTCATTGTCCCTAGTTCGTTCATTCTCTTGTCGGCCATTAGGTAAACACTCCGCTGTCAATCTCTCGCAGGAGCATTTGCACCTGCATGTCCATTTCGCTCGTCATTGAAAAACGCCAGTCGTTCACCTCGAACACTTTGTCAGTAAACCCTGCTCGAGTGTTGGTCAAAGTGATTGTGTCACCTATGCCGACCTGCAGCGCCTTCAAACCAAAATGGCTGGTTATGGTGATCTGCCTGCGGTTTCGTTTCAGTGCGATTGTGGCGATACGCTGTGCCATCACGTCAGTGCCAGTAAACAGCAGGGGGATTTCGGCGGCAGTCTCTACGCCGCCATCTTCGGCAACAGCCGTTGCATCAGTCACCTCGGTGTAGTCGCTTTCTTCCCAAACTGTCTCCGACCCGCGATAAACCCCTCGAACAGTGTTGAAGTTGTCTCGCCGACTGTTGCGGGTGGCAATGCTCATAGGACCCCGCAAGTCGTCTTCGTTGTAGCTGACTGTCGGCGCTTGGTAAGCTGCTGGTTTCATGCCCCATTTACCTTGAGCGAACCAAAACAAACCGCCCGCTGACGCGGTTAAAGCCTGAATAACGCTTTCAGGCTCCGCGTCTAATAAAAACGCCCCGTTGCAGGTGTAACGCTTTGCCCCAGACACGACCTGATCGCACACGTCCGCGCCGTCGATGAACACTACGTCGTTGATCGACGCTGACACGTCGTCAAGCCCGAAATCCGCAAGCAAATAGTCTCGCAGGATCAACGCCGGATTGTCACTCCAAGCTGTCGTCAGCGACCTCGGGTCGTAAACCTCCCGCCCACGGATCACAACCGAAACAACAGGCGTGCCGTTTTTAAACACAGCGGCATCGCTCTCAAACCGAACGTGGGCATAAGCCACCCCCTTCGCTTGGTGGGCAGTCGTCCATTCGGTGACTTCTGAAACCAACGCAGCGTCGGCGGCTTGTGTAGCTGTTCCAAGGTGGCTAGTGACCCGGACTTTGTTCGCGAACGTGCCGTTCGTTACGAGACCAGACCCGTCCAGCGTCACAAGTTCGTCGTTTAAGTACCACGCCACGTAGCTGTTTATTTCGTGTCCCGCAAACGCGATGCACTTGTGTAAATAGAGATTGCTTGCGCCGGAAGTGGTCTGATAAAAGACAGCCCCACCGGTTCTAGTCTCGCCATAAATGACTTGGTGTGGAAGCGACGGACCAACGCTGTTGACTGTAGCGCTGTAGCCCTTGCCCGCCGTGCCCCTTTGGCCAGTCTTCGAAAGAGACTGCAAAGCGTAGCCAAGTGCCGCGCGGATAGCAAAGTGTGCGAAAACCGCACCGAACCCGGTTAGGGTCGTGCCAAAAAAGCCGACAGCCGCTATACTGCCCGCCGTGCCAATGACGCCCGCAACGGCGACAATAGCACCAATGATAGGAGGCATCGCGTCAGCAGCCGAAGGCGCAACAACAGCGACGGCAACGATTGCGGTGGTGACCAGTAGGAACTTCTTAAGTCGGGTTGTCAATTGATGCTCCAGTACAAGTCGTCGTGTTTATGCGGAAGTATAACAACGCCTTCTAGGGACAAAAACGCGCCGTCATTTTGGTCGACGACTAACCCGATGCAGGCCCCGAATGGCGCGCAAAGCCGTTCGTTGCGACAGACCACCCAGCCCGCGCGGGGGTGGAGCGTCGCTTCGCGCTCGAGCCGATCGTCTGCAAGATCCACGATGCTAGACCACCTGTTACCGGGCTTGGTTAGGTTCATGTAGTGGGCCATCGCCCCCCTCACGGTTGAATAGTCGCCCAACACCTCGTCGGCAAACCCGGTGCCGCGCTGCGCCCGAACGCCTTCATTTGCAAACCGCAAGCAGTCGAACTGGCCCCAAACAAATGGCCGATCCGCGCAAGATTTGATGAATTCCTCTAGCTTCCCCATGTGAGGCTTTCACTCTGGATCCGAGTTACAAACTCAAATGCGAGATCGCCGGGGAACCGGCTTTTCTGGTTGTTGTCAGTGTAACGGCGGACGCGTGGCCGCTCCAGATCGATCAGCTTGTTTTCTATTGAGACAGCAATGGTGGCAGTGCTTGGCCCATCTTCTATGTTCATCTGGTCCATGTAACCAGTGAACAATTCGAAAAAAGCAGAAGGCCCTTGACTGGTCAGGTCCAACTGCGTGTCGCTGTCCAACAGCAAGTAATCGCCAGTGTCGATCAATAGGTTTGAGGGCAAAGCCAAATCAAAATCGATAACCCCCAGCCAAATGCGACACACGCGGCCTTGATAGGGTTCATCTAGCGCAAGCGTGATCAGTTCGCTTGGGATGCCCGACAAAGTGATGGTAGCGCCGTTTGATGCGATGTCGGAGCTTTCGCGGATCTCGCTGATTTGTAAAAGCTCACCTGCCCCGGTATAAGTCACGCCGCCACGAACTAAATCGCCGTAGCCCGACCAAAAGTGCAACTCGTTCGGGCTGTCGAACTCAAGGTCAACGGCGAAAAACGGGCGTACAACTTCCTTGCTGGCCGCGTCTATGACTTCTTGGGGGATGCTTCTAAAGGTCAAGTCAAAGCCTCGATTGCTGCAAAGGTGATCCCGTAGGTGCGCATAGTCGACACGTCCCACTCAGCCTCAGAAGTTGCCATACGCCAACGACCCACGGCGTTAGAAACCACCACTGCAGCGCCATCAGCGGGCGCGGTGCGTAGCCAAGGCCAAACGTCGAGAGCGGCAACCCCGCCAGCGCTGGTGTTAGCATCTGTTAGGACCTTGTGCAGTGTCGTCGTTGCCCCTGTCCCAAGTTGAATGTAGTCGCCCATTAGTAGCCAACCAGTTTGAGAGTTTGGACCACCACCAACCGAAACCGAACCCCCCGTCTGTCCCGCGCCATTGATAACCGGTGTGCCACCTCCGACGCCACGGGGGGTGGCACCGAGAGGATCACCCATCAGAAACGTACCCGCGCCCCCGTACTGGGCCACCATGAACGCCACCCACTCCTCACCCGCCGCGCGCGCCATCGGTGGCAACGAGACCTCAGCTTCCCACCGTTGACCGGGGTGACTGACAATCTGTTGCTTGAGCGTGAACGGTGACCCGGAACGCGCAGTCACGTTACGGGCGCGCAGGGTGATCGACCTGATGCCCGTGACGGTGGGTAGAATAGTTGGGAAGGTTATTGCCATCTAAAACGCAGCCGCAAAGCTGCCCCCTCGTTTGCGCGCGTCCATGACACCAGCTTTTGACGCCTCAACAATGCGCGGCAAAAGTGTCATCATCTCGGCGCGAACAGTTTGCTGCACGCCAGTTGTTACATTGATGGTCTGGTTGACTGTTACGCTGGAACCACCGGACGACTGACCACGCGTGTGGTCGATCACTGTTTCCTGCGGGTGCAGGATCGCCGCAAACCCGCCACGACCATCCACGCCACCGCTACGCGAACCACCACCGGTATAGCCGCCGCCCTCAAACCCCAACAACGAACTGCCGACGTTCATGATCATACCGGTAAGCCCGGTGCCGGTCCCAGCAGCGCCACCAACGCCGGGGGTCCACTGTCCGACAATCTGTTGCACGACGAGGACCTCATACAGCTGCTCGATGATCTTGCGTGCCATTTCCTTGAACGCGTCCGACGTCGACTGGGTGCCGTTGATTATTGACATAAAACCTTGAGACAACGACTGCTCGATTGTCTTGCCGATGCTGTCTATTTGGTTGTTCATCTCCGTGGTGGTCGTAGCAAGCGCCTCAGCAGCAGCACCGAGCGTCGGGGGCAGACCTGCAATAGCGGTGTTCAACAAGTTGGTTGTGTCCGTGAGTTCGGACCCTTCGTCGTCTATGTCCCTGTACAGATCGAGCAAGTCTTGCAGCCCCTCAACGGGCTGGTTCATCACGTCGCGGGCAGTGCTAAGACTTTCCATAGTGCTATTACGCACCTCAGCGTTGCCCTCGTCCTGCGACCCTGCACCTTGGAGCGCGGCTAGCTCGTTGCCGCCTTGGAGTTCAAAGCCCATCAACCGCCCGAGCATCCCGGCGCTGGACAGCGCGAAGTTGTCGAGCATCCTGCCCCAAGCTATGTTAATCCGATCCATGGCTCCTTCGAAATAGTCGCCTATATCGTCGAAAGCCAACTGCATGCTAAGCTTAAGCACGGTGACACCAGCGCCCAGCTTTTGCCAAACCGCAGTGCCGATAGTGCCCAGAAGCTGCAAGGTTTCGCCAACAGACCCAACCTTGCCGATCAGGCGGATCATCTCGTACACTACTGTGCCGACCACAATCGCAAGCAAGCCCAACGGCGAGATGGCAATAACTGCATTGAGTACACCCCATGCACCCGCAAGCGAAAAAGTCGCAATAGTCGACGCAATCAGGCTACCAACGAACGCACCTGCCAAGATAACAGCCGCAGTGGCCGCGATTGTAGCTATCCGGCCAAGCAGCGACAAAAGCCCCTCAAGTGCGTTCGTGACTGGCCCGCGTATGTCTGTCCAAATTGCTGCCATGGCGCTTGCAAAGGTTGTGATGCCCCCCGCCGACGCGACAGCTAGCGCGTTGCCGATGCCTTGTGTGATCAGACCAAGACGCGACATAGCGTCGTTAGCCGCCTCGATCTTGTCCGCATCGATTTCAGACACCGCGACACCAAAATCGTCTATGTCTTGAATAGCGTCGTTGAGCGTTGCAGAGTTAAGCCGCGCCATCGCGATCGACCCCTCCTCGCCGAACAACTGCCCAGCAACTGCAGCACGTTCGGTGACCGGGATGAATGCGTCAATTGCTTCGTTGATTGCGCGGATGCGTTCGTCCAGCGGCAAGACTGCAAGACCGTCAGCCGTAAGGCCAAGGCGTTCTAACGCGTCTGCCGCTGGTCCTGTTCCGCCAGCCGCTTGGGACAGCCTGCGGGTCAGATCCTTTGTAGCCTGTTCGATGCCGCTCATTGAAACGCCCGCAAGCTCACCCGCACGAGCGAGAACCTGCAGGCTTTCAACAGTAGTTCCCAGCGACTGTGCCAGTTTGGCTTGGCTATCGATAGTTTGCATCGCACCACGTGTCACGACAAGGAGCGCTGTGGCGGTAGCGGCAGCAAACGCAGCACCCGCTACAGCGGCACGCCTAGCAAACTGCGCCATGCGGTCCTGTGCGGAAGTAAGCCCCCGATTTAGTTCGCCAGTGTCTGCGCCGATCTTAACCGTGAGCTTGGGTAGCATTCTTCATCTCCGCCATTCGACGCAATCGCTTTGCGTCTGATTGCGAAAGCTTCCCCGGCCCTGATGGTCGGTTGGCTTTCGTGTGGTTTTCGATCAGCCACCAAAAGTGTCGTGGCTTCATCTTCCAGAATTCAGAGGGCGAAACCCCAAGAGCCGAAACTGCTACGCAGAAACAGCCTTTGACGAACCGCTCACTGTCTTTCCCTCGTCTGCACCTTCACCGGCTTCCGGCGCACCGTCCATCAAGATGGTGATCAACGTCTCCACGGCTACCAGCGCTAGAAGCCCCTTGGCCTCAGCCCCGCCCGTTTTGATCTCTTTCATCATCTCTTTGTGAACTTCGCTAGGCGTTGTCGTGCCGCCTGCAAAGTTGATCATGATGGCGAAGCATCGAGCCAACTTATGAAACTGCGGGCTTTTACCCATAGACGAAAGCTGGGTCAGTGACACGACTTCCTCAATCGCCTCACCTAGTTCGAACGTGTCGCTTTCAAGAATGACCAGCTTTTGGCCCTTCCACTCGATTTTTATGTCAGGCATTGTATTCTCCCAGTTGTAACAGCCTTAAACGGCTGCTGTGTAAGTAAATGCTCCAGAGGATTGTAGCGTGGCGGTGAACGTCATTTCGCCATCGTGCGCGCCTTCTTCGACGTAGTTGGCCAAAAAGAAGTTGCCCGCGATGTCGCCAGTGTCTGGAAAATCGATCGTCAGGTCAGTCAAGAGCAACGCGGCCTCGGCACCATAAGCAAGGTCACGAACCTCCTTAGAGATCCAAACGCCCGCGATCGATAGATCCATCTTGCGATTGCCAGAGAAGTTGCCAAGCTCTCGAAACCCAGCGGACGAGATTGAACTGATGTCGACCGGGGAATTGTCGAGCGTGATGCTTTGTGTTCGTGCCCCAGCAATTGCCGTCGCGGCAATGCTGAGAACTAAGTCGCGGCCAGAGAATGCGGGCATAAGAAAGTCTCCTGTGGAAGTTGCTTGCGGGGTTAAGCCGCGAAGATGGGAATTGGGTAGTTAAGTGACGTCGCTGTAGGTGACCTGTGCTTGAATGACGCCGTGTTTTGTCAGGTTGTCCGGGTCTTGCATCCATAAAACCGACTGAACGATGGTCATTGTGTGGTTTGCCCCGGTGATTGTAAGAGGTTGATGGTGCAGGGTTCGCCAGATCTCGTCGGCAATTGTTTTCCCCTCTAGATAGTTGCCGGACCGCGACCAAACGTCAATGGGACAGATGGCTTGCACCCCGAAATTGGTGTTTGTGTCCCAAGGCGACGGCCTGTCCTTGCCAAGGGTGACATAAGGGAAATCGCTAGCAAGTTCGGCGTCGTCCGGTTGGAGTGTCTGGGCGTAAATGCCGTCGATCAGCGCCATCAGCGTTGCGTTTCCGGTCAACTTCGAATAGAGCGCGATTTGTAAGTTTCCGGTTTGCACTATCTCATTCCCTTTGCTATTGCAGCCTCGATAGCGCGCAAAAACTCGGGCTGGGTTTCATCAACCGTGTCCTGCCAAGCTGGGCGTGCGCCTTGACCACGCGACCCGTATTCGAGTGGTACAGCGTAGACTACTTCGTTGTAGACCTCGACGGCCAACGGCCCGACTTTCTTGAATAGTGTGCCTGCGGCTAGCGCGCCTTGGTCGGCCATTGGGTACTCACCCGGCACCGATGATTGGTGTGTCCGGTTTGGGTTTTTCAGTTCGTACACGACGCCTGATGCTGGCCCATCGTTGTATTTGCGAATGATTTCGGTGCGCATCTCTTGGCCCGTGTATTCAATCTCTATGCCCACTTCGCGCGTGATCTCCTCACCCATTTGAGCAAGCGCACGGGTCAGAGCCGCAGACCCCTCAACGCGAAAAGAAGGATTGCTCATTCGATAGCCCTTCCCCCGTCTAGCTCGATCACCAACCAGCGGTCGGCAAGCTCTATGTTGTTTATAAACCGTACGTTGTACGCGCGGCCCCGCATCTCGATCCGATCGCTTTCCAAAAGTCCGGGGAAGTACCGGACGACGACACGCCACTTGCTGACGGCCTCGGTGCGTTCGCTTGCGAACCGTTCCGACCCGCTTAACGCGGTCGGCGCACACCGGTCAGGTGAACCACTTATAGTCGCCCAAACCACGGTCCAACCACCCGCAGCGTCAGGCGTTCGCGTTGCGCGCTGTATGTCGACCGGTTCTTTGAGCATCCCGGCGTTATAGTCGCAGCACTTCATCAGATTAACGCCTTATGGGTGCGAGTGATGAGGTAGGTTATGTCGTAGACGTCGATCGTGTTGTTAGCGCGAATGTAGACGGACGCGCCATTTGTCTGCCAAGTCGCCGCAGTGTACACCGCCACGCTGTAATCAACGGGTCTGATCACGCCGTTGCCCTTGGGGAAGGTCAGGATCCTGCGGTACAGTTCACCAATGCCCCCGCCGATGTCGAACCAGATTTCGACAGTCTCGGTGCCAGCGTTTGTTGGCACAACTTTCATGTCGAGTGTGATCAGCATGCCGTCGCCGTCGCGCCCCGCAATCACTGAACCAGTGTAAAAAGTGGAGACGTCGGCAGGCTTCTGGGTTTCAATTACTGTGCCTTTGTTGTTCGGCAGAAGCGTGTCCGTGTTCGCGGAAACAGCAAAAGGGGCGATGCTTGTGTACGCGGTGTCGACATAAGACCCCCAACCGGTGTCATTCGCCTGCAAAGACGTCTGCGCCTTCGCAATCGCGGCATCGATTTGTGGCCCTGTATACGCGCCGTTGTAATTAGCCATTAAGCTGCCTCTTGGGATTGATACACCATACCAGCTGACGTGATGTAAGCTTCACTACCGGATGGCACATAGTTAACGAACACGACAACTTCGCGCGTGACCACAACGAAAGCAGCGCCCACAAACGACCTTGCCCAAACTCTTTGGCCCGCATTAAGGCCAAACTGCGCGAAGTCGAGCGGAGCTTGAAAAGTCTGTACGCGATGCGCGGGGGCGTCTACTGCTGGTTGGTCTAGCGTGTTCGAGAAATGAACCAAAAAAGAACCAGACGTACCGCCCTCAACCAAGAGCACCAACGAACCCTGCGTCAACTCAACCCAAGCATCATCCGAAATCCCGACACGTTGCGTTTGCATTAGACACGCACTTTCTTATAACCGTTGACGAGCATCTTGGTTGTTGCGTCCATCGCGCCGTCACAATCACCCCGGTGGGTGTATAGACCTGCAGCGATTTGTAAAACAGCACGCTTCATTGGCGCGGGCGTGTATGTAGCGTCGCCATAACCGGCAACGTACACAATCGAAATTGCGTTAATGCCGCGCATCGCTTCCGGCCAAGTAGCCCCGTTTTTTAGGGCGATGCGACCGGGCGTTGATTGGGTGTCGACGTTGAACACGTTCGCAACCACTACCTCTGTCGGCGCGTCCGTGTCGTCGTATGTCGTGATGCTCGTCACGGAAGCCAAGGGCCAGCGCGGTGGGCCGATGTCGCTAACGATGTGACTATACAAGTCGCCAATCGCCCCTTGCCGCGTGCCTTCCCACCACGGAGACTGACCCTGCGGCCAACTGTCCATGGTGAGTGTCCAGCTTTGTGTAATAAGGGCGACACCAATCTGGTCTTCTAGAAACTGGCGCGCGGTTTCAATTAACACGCCAGCTTCTGCATCGGGCAACCCCGTTGCGCTTTCGCGCAAGTGCAAGCGCAACTCGGCAGGCGTCACCGGCTCCGTTGCTGGCCCAGTCAAAAGCCTATTGGCATTTGCAGGCCACACCTTTTTGACTGGGCGAAAGCTCATTTTTGTTCTGCCTTATTAGTAGGAACGTCGTTTTCAAGGGCATCGATCATGGCGGGCGTCATTGGCACGGCGTCTGCCATGGTTTCGACCGCCGCCGCTGGCTTGGTCTCAAGCTTTGCCGCTGGCTTCTTTTCGCCCAACACCGTGGCCATTTCGTCAGCCAGCGCCCATTCGGCGACCCGACCCGTGACAATAGTACCCGCTGGGAACGTCCGAACAGTGTGGCCCTCCGGCGCACACCTGTAGTCTTTGGTGATCGTAGCTTTCATGGTCTTCCTCCAAGGTTAAGAATGGGGGGGCAAAGCAACCGCCCCCCCAATCAGAAAAGTAGCTTATGTACGGGCGACAACAGCGCCAGCAGGAGCTACAGGCGCGGCCTTCGGCTTGCCAAGCACGCCGATCAGTGTGACCACCGCGTTGGTGCCAGTCGTGCCAGTGACACTGACGCCGATATAGCGCTTGGTGCCCGAGTAGCCGACGATGCCAGCAACCACGTTGTCAGCGGCGTCACTTGTCACTGTGACAGTCCCACCATTGACAGTATCGGTGGCCGTGACAGCAGAAGCAGCCGCCGTGTCAACGCTTTCTTGCAGCGTGGCAGTGAAGCCCGCTGCAGTACCCGCGTCAGTGATCGCGCCGTTAACGACCATGATTGAAGCTGTGTCAAAGCCCGAGACGTCGAGGTAACCCGACAAGCCGGGAGTGACACCCGATAGAGTAAGCGAACCTAGGTTCACGTACTGTGTGTTCGAAATTCCGTCGCGCATGATTTACACCTTTATGCGTGGAGAGGCGTGGCAGGTTTCACCACGCCCCATGATTACAGCGGTTTCGCCGCTTCGATTTGGACGGACGGACACCCGTGTGGGGGCAAGTGTCCGTCCTACTGCGTCGCGGTCAACCGGGAGGAAAACCCCGCGACGCAGATCTTTTACGACTTGAACGCGATCAGCTTGAGGGCTTCACCGTTGATCAGGCCACCGCCGACGCGCTTGGTGGAGTAGAAACACACCTTCGGCTTGTCAGTGTACGGGTCACGCAAAACGCGAATGCCAGCACGGTCAACGATCTGGTAAGCCGCACGCATGTCGCCAACCGCAATGGAAAGCGAACCAGTAGCAGGCGAAGGCATGTCCTCAAACGTCGCCAAGGGGTAGCCCATCAACTGACTAGGCTGGCCAGCGGCAATGCCGGGTGCCCAAAGATAAGCCCCGTCGCTGTCTTTCAGCTTGCGGACCACCTTCAACGTGCCACGGTTCATGAACCAACTGGCCATCGCGCGATACTGGGCTTTGAGGCCATACAGCGCGTCGATCAGGACGTCACCACCACTCGGAGCAGCGGCAAACGCGCCATTCACGCCAGTGTCGAACTGTTCGATGCCCAGCGTCAAGTCGCTGCTTTCAGCATAAGACAAGAAGCCGAACGGCTTAGCAATGCCGTCGCCCGAGACGAAGGCGGTGTTCTCCTTACGGCTAAACTGCTGCGCGATTTTGTCGGTCAGCCAACCTTCGACGTTGAACTCACCGTCGTCCAGAAGCTTCTGCGTCACCTTGGGCTTAGCCGAAAGCTCATGAACGGGGATGCGCCACATGCCCAGCTGGGGCGTGTCAGTTTCCGAACGGATCTGGACTTCTCCAACCCACTCGGCACCCGCTTCGTCGTTGTCGTAGCCACCTTCGAGGGTGTCCGTGCCGATGGTCTGGATGGAGGCGTAAGCCCGCATCTCAGAGGTCTCGTAGACTTGGCGTACGATTTGACCAGTCATGTCGGGGTTGACCATGTAACCACCGTCAGGATCAGAACCGACAGACAACGCTTTCTGCTCGATACCAGTGATCACGCGGTCGTCTTTACGCAAAAAGCGCCCAAACGCGCTCTTGTACGCGTCCATCTCGGCGTGGCCAAATGCAGCCGCGTCAGTGCCGTTGCGCTTCGCGATTGGTGCGAACCAAGCACGGGCTTTGGCTTCTAGGTCGACCTCGGCACCGTTTGCGTCAATCGACGTACGGTTTTGGCGCTTGACTGCAAGCTCAAATGCATCAAGCCGCTCTTGGCTTTTCTGCATAGTGCCTTCGATAGCGGTCAGCTTGTCAGTCGTCAGCGGATCGGCGACGCCTTTGCTTTCGATTTGCGCAATGCGCTCGTCGTTGGTTTTCTTGAACTCCTCAAATGCAGTGCCGACAGCGGTCACCGCATTCTTAAGCTCCATTGGGTCAAATTCTTTAGTCATTTGATCAGCCCTTTCAGGTGTGTAAGTGATGCGTGCAGGTCTCTCAACTCTGCGCTAAGCTCGTCACCATCAGCATCACGCAGAGGATCAACAGCCTTGAAGCCATGCAGCGCGATGGCTGTGGCGTCTTTCCGAGAAAACCCAGCATCGCGCAGGATCTTTTCAAAGTCTCTAATCGACTTTACGTCGGTGATCTTGGCGCTTTCCAGCATGGGGAAAGTGACCAAGCTAATCTCGTGCAGGTCGAGTTCAGTCAATCTGCGCACTGATCCTTGGCCCTCTTCAATGGCCTCAACCGTGCGGTAACCGATTGACAAACTGTCGATAGCCATAGCACGCAAAAGCGCGATAGCCTCAGCGCCTTGGCGGACGTCTTTGAGCAGCCGACCCTTGACAAACAATCCGCGATCGTCTTCGCGCACTTCGTCCCAGACACCAATGGGCTGGCTTGTGTCGTGTTGCCAGAGCATCTTAACCTTGCGACCCGAACCGAGCGTCTTGGTAAACGCACCGGGGGCAACCACGTCCATGCCCTGATCCACCACGTTGAACACAGACGCATAACCTTCAAAGGCCCCGTCGGCGTCAGGTTCGCGCTTCATCTCAAAGTTCGCGTTCAGTGTTTTAATAGTCATGCGTTAGATCCTGTTGCTTGGCCGACGGTGGTGCGGTTCTAGAGGTCGCAAAGCGTCATGTAGGTGGTCGAACAAACCCGACCTGACAGCGGCAATTTATCGTGTTTGCGGCACTGCCCCCATCTCTATCGCCGGGGTGCATCATCAAGTCGACCCCACCATCGGCACGAGGAACCTCGAAAAGCTGATCCATCGGGATCGTTGTGCCATTCATGTCGGTGTGACTGTCACGGGTTCGGTCGTCTGAAATGGCCGACCACCGCTTCCAAAGCTCCACACCAGTTTCACGAGCCGCCCCGAACGCTCCTGCATTAGCAGCGTTGTGGGTTTCGGTCCGGGCAATCAGCGACGCCCGGTCACGGCTAATCGATGCAACGCGGCCAGCTATCATGCGGGCAATTGCACTGATGCCCAACCCCTCGTCCCGCCCCATAGCAATCTGGTCGATGATAAGCGAACGGGTAGTGTCGGTTATGTTTGTTACGGCCCTGCGTGTCGCTTCCGCCGCAACGTACTCAGCCGCGATGCGGGCGAAAAACTCCGCGAAGCTTTTCTGCTCCAGATCGCTTAGGCTCTTCACGGGGTTGTCTACAACGAACTGCCCGAACGCAGTCACCGACCGTACCGCCAAGTCCTCGATGATGGTAGCGACCCGGCGTATGTGGGTGACTGGAACGACGGGATCTGCGCCCGTGGCTTCAAACTCCGCTATCATAAGCATAGAGGCCCGACTGATCTCGTGTCGGATCTCACGTGTATAACGGCGCTCCAGCAGCAATAGCAGGCGCTGTTGCAGGCGTGCTTGCTTATTGAGGTCCATACGCCAACCTAATCATCTTTTGCTCCTCTTCGACCGTGATCTCATTTTGACCTTGGGGCGAAAGCTGGCCCAAGGTCAAAGAAGCCTCAGACAGTGGGATCAATCCCGCGTTTATTAGGATCTGGTCACCACCATTGATCTTCGGATAACCCTTCATCTCGCGACGCTCGTTAATGGTCAGATCCGTGGCTTTGTCGGCCATTTCCCACAGGCGCTGGCGCTTTTCCACGATCGCCGGGATCTGGTCCAAGGCGGGGCGCAACTCGACGCCTCCGAAGTCGTTAGCAAACCAGCCGTTGAGGTCACCACCGATGTGATTGACAAGTGGTAAAACGGTGTCTTCCCAAAACGCCAAGCGCGCCTCGGCATAGTTAGCGTACGTGCTGTCGCCGGGGATGCCCATTAGCATCGGGGGCACGCCCATCGCCAAACAGATGTCGCGTGCGACGCTGTTCTTGGTCTCGATGCTACCCATCTGAACAGGCGACATGCCCATTTCTTTCCAGTCAAGCCCACCCTCAAGGAGCATTGGCCGACCAGCGTTTTTGGAACCGCTGTACTGGTCCTCTAGGCTTTCTTTTAAGCGGCTAAATTGGTCGTCTGACAGACTGCCGCCTTGACCCATGACCAGCGCGCCGGATGGCCGTGCACTATTCTGCAGCAGCGCTTGCATCCATGCCATAGACAAGTTGTGCTGATCAACGCCGTAGGCAGCGGCTTCCATTGGGCTTAGGCCGTACCAATCGTCAAGCGGGTGAAACAGCTTGGTGTGCAAGACGTCGCTTTGTCCGCTAATCGCGTCAACTGGCCAACTGACCTTGCGCCCATTGACCCGGTACTCATAGCCCGCTGGAAAGCCACTATCAGAGGGAACGACCGCCATGCGGTCGGACCGCTGAACGTACAACTCACGAGGCACGTTACCAATTCTGACCTTTTCCGCATAGGCGTTGCCGCTGATCATCAAAAACCCGACATAAGCCGAAAAGAACTCTTGACCCGATTGGGTCGGGTTTGGCTTAGCAATCAGGTCAAGGAGCGGGTGCGCCTTCAACTCAATCTCGCCGCGCCAAGCTTCCCAACGTACCGAGCTAACTGCCTCAGCAATCTTGTTTATAGCTTGGAAAGCAACGACGTTCTGTATGTAGCCTTCACGCGCAAACGCAGCGTAGTCACGCTTGGTCCATGTAGCATCGTTCGGCCCGACCATCATGATGGAGGCTGTGGCGCTGGCTTTCGTTTCGACCACCGAAGTTGTACCAAAAAGCTTGGTCAAAAAACTCATGCTCAAAGCTGCCTTATTCTTGGGACCGCGACCGGAGCCGAAAGCATCTTGCTAACTGCGTCCAACAGTGGATCGACCTGATCATCATTCGCCCCCGTGGGGAACGCTCTTGTTTCAATCAACAGATCCGACATGAACGCCGCGTTGCTAGGCATCAGCACTGACCCGTTTTCTATATACGGCGCGGCATCGAATGCCCGAGTTGTTTTGTCCTTCACCCGAGTGATCCCCTCCATGGGGATAGCGTCAGGTGGGCGCTTAAGGTCCTGTATGAGGCCGACGCCCGAAGATGCATCTTCGACGTAAAAGGTTCTTAGCGTCCCTATGTTCGGGGCAGGGTCGTTTTTGTGCTTAAGCCAAAACGCCTTGGCCATCCTGCGCAACTCCGGGCTTTCCCATTTACCACGGATCTGGTCGATCAGGACCGCTTGGCCCATCAGCGACTTGCCCCAGCACTGTATGACCGAATAGTCGTTTTTG